CAAATACATTTTAAAACCCCCATTACTGGAAATCCAGATAAAGGATATGTTCAAACAGATTTTATGTTTATGAAAAATATGGGTGTTGGTAAATTCTTTTTGGCTGCACCAGCCAATTCAGAATATAGCGGCCGTGATCGGCATGTATTGTTTAACTCAATTGCCAAACCATTAGGATATAAAATTGTTGCTCGCGAGGGACTAGTTGATCGTGCCACCAACCAAGTTATAGAAACCGATCCAGATAAAATTGCTAAAATATTATTAGGTAAATCGGCCACCAAAGATGATTTATATTCAGTAGAAACTATGGTACAGGCACTGCAAAGCGACCCGCAACGCGAGGCAAAATTAAAAGACGCTAGAGATTTCTTCCAAAAAGAAGGGGTAGCATTTTTTGAAACACGCGGCGAATCGGATATAAATTTTTTAGCTCGGTTGCGTGATCGCATTGTCAATCAAGGCATGACTGTTATTGTTGAATCCACAGATGCCCGTATTCCACATATTGAAGACTTAGTGTTTGACAAGGGCTCACAAGGTATCGCCGATGCATTGGCAATTATTCAGCATGCCGTTGAAGATACCGCTAAAACCACCACAGTAAAATGGGATGGTAAACCAGCAATTATCTGGGGCAGGAAACCGGATGGCACATTTGTACTTACAGACAAGTCTGGGTTCCATGCTAAAGGTTATAACGGTCTAGCCACAAGCCCAGTTGAATTAGCACAAATTATGACAAACCGAGGCGGTGACCGAGGCGAACTTATTGGGATCTACGAAAAACTATTTCCAATGTTGCAGGCAGCCACACCAGAAAATTTTAAAGGATATGTCAAAGGTGATTTATTATATATTAATCAACCTCCCGAAGTAACTGGAGCTTTTGTTTTTAAGCCTAATACTATAGAATATAAAATTCCGGCTGCAAGTGCGCTGGGGCAACGTATTGCACAAAGCGAAGTGGGCATTGCCATACATACTCGCATACCCGAGCAAGGCGCCGCAGAACAACCTATTGGGAATGAAAAATTTAATCCGGTTTCTGGCCTACTATTGATTGAGCCATCAGTAAAAGATATTAAAAATATTACTCCTGAAAATAAATTGGTTAAACAAATTAAACAACTCAATGCGGCCAACGGCAAAAATATTGACCAACTGTTTAATCCGGCCGATCTGAGAGCACAAGGTATTACTGATCTCCCGGCGCTGTGTAAACAATATATTAATAGTAGAATTGATACTGATTTTACAAATCTATTACCGGCGTTTGGCGAATGGTTAAAACAAAAAGTTACTCCTCGCAAATTTAATAATATTGTCGAATACTTGCAGAGCCCAAGATCAAATATGGATGGTATTTCTGCAGCATTTACTGCGTTTTTAGGGCTACATGATTTAAAAATGAATACCCTCCGCCAACTTGATTTACAACAGCCTGGGCAAGAAGGTTGGGTGTTAGCCACTCCGGCAGGTCGGGCTAAACTGGTCAATCGATTTGGGTTTAGTGCTCAAAATCGTGCTCAAAATACTCCGGCAAAAGTTTAACCAAAACCTCCTTTTTTGACTCAAAAGATAAATATTAGTAGGACCTCGAGTCCACATATATAGGAGATTTAAATCATGGCATCAATTCCATTAGTATCAGGTGGTTCACAACCAGTATTCGCTACTGACACCCTTAACGGTCCTCAGTTAGCTGCCAATACAACATATTCACCAGCAGGCACACCAACAAACTTCGCAGGTCCTTCATACGACTTTTTCGGTGTTGACTTAGGTGCTGATCCTTCAGCTCAAGCAGGTGTTAACGGCGCAATCCAGACTATTTTGCAAACTATTCAGCAAACAAGTACTGTAGCAATTTATCAAGTTGCTGCAACTGCTAACGTTACAAACATGAGTTTGGCTCTTTACCCATTAGGCGCTTACACAGCTGCAACATTACAAGTAGCTATCCGTGCTTTGGGTTCTAACGTTGCTGGTACAGGTTACGACGCTTCTGGCGCAACTGTAACTAACGTTGGTTTCCGTTTGGCAAGTACAGCTACAACAGCAAGCTAATTTTAAAGGTTACTTTAAAATATCAGAAAAGCGCCGCAAGGCGCTTTTTTGTTGACTGAAATTTATAGATATAAATATCCTAGTAGCAACAGCTACACTCATGTTTTACACACACATACACAGAAAGGAGTATATACCATGAGCAAAACACCATTTGAGATTCGTCTCGAACTTCTCAAACTCGCCAAAGAGTCTTTATTTGAACCAATTTATCAAAAAAGAGATTCATTAAAAGACGAGTTTTATGCCGCAATGACAGATGAAAATAAAGGAACAGTTCCATATCCAACTATGCCCAATTTTCCAGATACCACTGACATTATAGCAAAGGCCGAAGAACTGAATAAGTTTATAAGCCAGCAATAAAATAAAAGCACCTCCGGGTGCTTTTTGTTGACATTACTTTTGACTCGTATTATATAGGGTTAAATATCTTATTATGACAGTTAGTAAGATTACAGAATTAACCATATACGAAAGTCCAGATGGTGGCCGCACCGTTTATGCACGTCGCCCTGGAGAACGAACCCGTGAATTACATCTGCGAGATCCATTGTTAGACGAGGAATTAGCAGAAATTGAAAATCAGCGTCGCTGGATGGAAATATTTAATGCCCGAGATACTAATTCAGGACTTAATCAGCTATGCGAACAAGCTGAGATTTTATATGAACTATCAAAGATTTCGTAATGCGATTTGCCTGCGAAACTCTATTTGATGTAACCGCTACCGGGGTTACAGGACATTATAAATCATCACGAGTCCCATTTACAGATCGTGCTGATCAACTTATAGCAAATGAATGGGCATGGAATCGAGCCAGAAATCAGCAGAGAAATTGGGAAACAATTACTCAATTAATTTCCATGCGAACACAATTATTTGATTTAGTAAATCCTACAAAAATTGAAAATCGCTGGCATTTTGAATTTGAAGTAGAAATGCCAGCAGTATTTGGTACCGAACATCACCCTGTTGAATTGTTATTAAAGGATGCCGAAGGTGTTCCTATGCTGATAGATTTAGACAATTGTGCCAATTTACTACCCATAATGGTAGTTGATGGCCCTGCCCAAAACATTTGGTTTAGCACATTACCATAAATATATCATTGAGGAAATAATATGGTTGAAGCTACTGAAATTGAAAAGAAAAGCCTAGAGGCACATGTAGAATTATGTGCTGAGCGATATTCGGCTTTAGAGTTGCGCTTAGATGATCTTGATAATAAAATTAATGATAATAATAATATGATTCGCGAAATTCGTGATATGGTTATAAAGATAACTGACAAACGCAATGATCAAATAATTGGTTGGGGAATAGGCATTATTGGTACATTGGCCGCATTAACTGGTTATCTATTAATACATTATGTTTTAAAATGACCAACAATCAAGAATTTGAAAAGGCTCTTAGACAAGAGCTTAAAGAAATATTGCCAAACACAATATGGCAAAATGATGACGGAGTATATTCAGTATTTGACCGATATTCTATTGCTCCAAAAAAACCTGGATATCGTGTATTTTGTTCGGCCACTGATGTAGGATTGTTTAGTACATCGAGGGCAGCATTAAGTTGGTGTATTGCCGATAAGTATAAACATTATAATTTAGCAAGAGAAATTTTACTATTAGATACTAAATTATCGTCTCTAAATAGTGATATAAATGTTCGCGCAAATGTAGGTGATCGTAGTAAAAACCCAGGTTTTCGTGAAACCATTGAAACCAAATTAGAAACAAAAATTATACGCAAAAAACAGGTGGAAAATGAACTTGCCAATTGTGTAAGCAGAGCTAAATACTGCCAACAAAGAGGATTTAATAATGAAACTGTTCGAACTGGCCGCAACCAAACCGTCAAAGCAGGCCGCTAAGGTCTTTGAAAGCTATTTTGGTGATAGCATCAATGTTGATGTAATCTCCGCTAAACAAGCCCGTACTATGTTAAACAAAGTACGTAGATTAGTAAATGAACATCGCCAAACAACTGCATTTCACTCCAGTGAAAAAAACCCAACATATTTAAAATTGATGATGCTAGAACGAGTGCTATCATCCAAAGTAAGCGAAGCATCAACAGTTCCAGTCGGCACAGCAGCCGGAGCAACCCAAAACGTTGCCCAACAACAGGCTGGTATTCCTAAAGTCAATGCAACCGTTGCCACTGGCGACGCTTATAATTTGAAAAAAATTCAACAGATTAAAGATCCGGCATTAAAACAAGCCATGACCAAGTCACAAGGCGGTCAGAATCTTACTCCAGATGAACAAAAATTAGTTGCAACAGCAGCTCTACAAACAGAAAGTAAATCCATGCGCCATAGTCTATATTATATCCTACGTGAATCAGAAGTTCAACAAGCTCAAGTTGTGCTGGCCGCACAAGACATGGTTGACGAAGTTCAAAAAATGAGCGAGCAAGTATCAGCCATGCAGTTCAAAGATTTGCCGGCGTTAATCGATCAAATTAAAAATCAAGTCGGGGTTGATCAAGCCATGCAGTTCAACACAGATGCAACAGCAGCTCTTGCTGGCCTGTTACAAAATCTACAAGGCGCACGTCAACAATTAGATCAGGCACTTGGTGTAGTTACTGGCCAAGCTGCTCCTACTATTCCCGGTGAAGATGATATGGCTCCTGAACCAGATTTAGGCGGAATTCCCGACGAAGGTCCGGATGTTGGCTTACCTCCTGAACTAGACAGTCCTGATGCTCCCGAGGCTGGCGAACCCGACCTGGGTCGAGCCAAGCGTTAATAATGTTAATCTTTGAAGTAGAAGATACCAGCGCAGTTGACTCTAAAAAGCTAATGGCTCTAACACAGTTTTTAGCCGGCCGGGCTGATGATACCGGAGCAAAAAAACAAATCTCTACTGTGGCGTTTATTGATCTAGCACGAAGTCTTGGAGTTAATGTTACTGCTGACACACTAGGTGAGTTAATTGCAAA